GATTTAGATGCTACTGCTGGAACATTTCATGTGTTTGAACCAAATATTAGTGCAGCAATTGCAAGTAAAAACTTATACTTAGGTGCAGGTTCTACTTGTGACACAGCTTTAACAGCTTTTAGGGGTACTCTCGAAATAGAATACTCAGTATACTAGGAGGGTAACATGGCTGATGCAGTAGCAAGTCAAACCATACAAGATGGCTTAAAAACGGCTGTTTTAAAATTCACTAACATAAGTGACGGCACAGGTGAAAGTGCCGTTACAAAAGTTGATGTGAGTGCTCTAGGAGGTGATGCAAGTGGACGTGCTTGTACAGACGCAACCATAGAAAAAATATGGTGGCAGTGTACAGGTATGAAAGTTAGTATTCTTTTTGATGCTACATCCGATGTGTTAGCAATACAGCTAGGTGAAAATCAATCTGGTTATCATGATTACACATCTTTTGGTGGATTATCAAACAACTCTGGTAGTGGTAAAACAGGTGATATAAAATTTACTACTGTTGGACATTCTAGTGCAGATACTTACACAATTATTATGCAAGTGAGAAAAGGATATTAATGTCTGTTAAATTACAAGGTGATATAAAAGTAATTAATCAAAGGTTAGATACTATAGAAAATAATCATCTTGTTCATTTAAAAGATGACATTAAATCTGTAAATCAAAAAATATGGGCGATAGTTATTTTAGCTATCGCTCAATTATGTTCTTTGGTTTTAATTCTTATTACGCAAATTATATGAGGTAAAAATGACAACATCTAGCTCTACAGACTTTGAATTAGCAGTTGATGACTATATAGAAGAAGCATTTGAGAGATGTGGTTTAGAAATTAGAACAGGATATGATTTAAAAACTGCTAAAAGATCACTTAATTTAATGTTAGCTGAATGGGCTAATCGAGGGCTTAATCAATGGACAATTGTTCAAAGAACACAAGCATTAACAGCAGATGATACTGAATACGACTTAGGTGCTGATGTTATTGATGTTTTATCTTTAGTTGTAAGAAGAAGTGGCACAGATTTTAATATGTCACGTATAAGTCGTGATACTTATTTATCTATACCAACTAAAACAACTACAGGTAGACCCACACAGTATTTTCTTGACAGACAAATAACACCTAATTTAAAAATATGGCCGGCTCCAGAAAACAGTACAGATGTTATACATTATGATGCTTTAACTAGGATACAAGACGCTGATACTATGCAAAATACTTTAGAGGTTCCTTTTAGATTTTATCCTTGTTTAGCTGCAGGTTTAGCTTATTATATATCAATGAAACGTGCACCTGATAGAATACAATTATTAAAAAGTGTATATGAAGAAGAATTTGACAGAGCTATGGCAGAAGATAGAGATAGATCATCTTTTACCATAACTCCTAGTTTATCTTATTATAAGGTTGGATAATGCCAAAGTATGCAAATGGAAGTGATGCTTATGTAATTTCAGATCGATCTGGTTTTAGGTATCGCACCAAAGATACACGAAAAGAATGGAATGGATTACTTGTTGGTAAAGATGAGTATGAAGAAAAACACCCACAACTTGATCCTAGACCTAAAAAACCAGATGCAGAAGCTTTACGTGATGCAAGACCAGAAAGAACAGAACCAGCGATTGAAGTTTTGTTAGACCTTAATCCTTTTAAAACAAACAGTTCTGGAAGCAGTACAGTTACTGTAACAGAGAAAAGTCATGGCAGATCTGCATCAAGTACAGTTAGATTTAGAAACGTAGTTTCTTTTGATGGTATAACAAAATCAGTAATGGAAGGTTCATCTGGCTTTACTATTGCTAGTGTTGTTGATACAAATAATTACACCATAACAGTTTCAGATACTGCAACTGTAGGATCAATAAGGGGTGGTGGCAAGATTGCTTCGGCAGGTCCTGTTACATTGGAGGCTTAATGAGTTTTACATTAACAGAATTAAAATCAACTATACAAGATTACTCTGAAAATACTGAAACAACTTTTGTTAATAATCTTAGAGAATTTATAAGAGCAGCAGAAAACAGAATATTTAAATCAGTTGATTTTGAAGTATTTCGTAAAAACGTAACAAGTGCAACAACATCATCAGATAGATTTTTATCTGTTCCTGATGATTATTTAGCTTCTTTTAGTTTGTCTTTAACAAATTCAAGTAATATAGAATTTTTGTTAGAAAAAGACGTAAACTTTATACAAGAGTATAATCCTAATAGCTCTACAACTGGTGTGCCTAAATATTATGCACGTTTTGATGTAACAAACTTTATATTAGCTCCAACACCAAATAGTAACTACTCTTTGGAATTACATTACTATTATAGACCAACAAGTTTAGCTGATAGTACAATTGAACTAACAGTTGCATCTTCTTCTAGTCTTGCTGTGAATGAAGTAATAACAGGTTCTTCTAGTGGTGCTACAGCCACAATAAAAAGTAAAAACGACACTACAAATAAATTAACTATTATTGTGCCTACGACAGCCTTCACGAGTGGTGAAACAGTTACTGGTGGCACTACAGGTGCTTCTTCTGCTATATCTGCTATATCAAGCGACACAACGACAACATGGTTAAGCACAAATGCAAGAAGTGCTTTATTATATGGATCACTTTATGAAAGTTATATTTTTATGAAAGGTGAACCAGATATTTTGACTTTATACGAAAAAAGATTTACTGAAGAACTAATGAGATTAAAAGATTTAGGTGAGGCTAGGGAAAATGCTGATGCTTATAGGCAAGGATTACCTAGAAGAGCAAGGACATAGGAGATAAATTATGGCAACCTCAAATGCAGCAACCAACTATTTAGAGAGAAGATTATTACATTTTTTATTTAAAAATAATTCTCTTAGTTTCTCAAGTCCAGGTGACAGTATATATGTTGGACTATGTACAGCAGTATCTGCGGCTGAAACAGGCTCAGTAACAGAAGCAAGTTTTGGTGGGTACGCTAGACAACAAGTACCAGCAGCTAGTTGGACAACAATAGGTGCTGACTCAACAGATACACAGACAGCAAAGAACACAAGTGCTATTGAGTTTCCTGCAAAGACAGACAGTGGCAATGTTACAATCACTCATGTGATTATCGCAGATGCAAGTTCAAGTGGTAACATACTGTTTGTAGGTGCTTTGGATGCAAGTAAAACTCTTGCACAAAACGACATATTTAGAATAAACGCAACAAACTTGAGTATTGAGTTGAAGTAATGGCTCTTGTAATAAAAGATAGAGTAAAAGAAACTACGACCACAACAGGAACTGGTACATACACTCTTGGTGGTGCAGTAACTGGTTTCGAGACTTTTACAGCTAATCTTAGCAACGCTGATACTACTTACTATGTTTGTACTGATAATACAGACTTTGAAGTTGGCTTGGGTACTTTTACATCTTCTGGAACTACATTAGCTAGGACAACTATATTAGCGAGTTCTAACTCAAATAATGCTGTTGATTGGTCATCTGGTACAAGAACTATTTTTATAACATATCCTGCTGATAAGGCAGTGTTTGAAGATGCAGATGGTCATGTATCTATTCCACATGATCTGTTTATTGCAGGTGGTCTGATTGATCTTAAAAATGATGGTGGTGATGTATCAAAAATTAAGTTTTATTGTGAAAGCTCAAATGCTCATGCACAAACTCTTATTGGTGCACCACACTCTGCACAAGCAGCCAATACGTTAAGGCTTCCAGATCATGGTGCAGGTGTTACCACTACATCGGATTTAGTTGCTACAACAATAACACAAACACTAACAAACAAAACTTTAACATCACCTACTATAAACGCAGGTACATTGTCTGGTGACTTTGTAACGGCAAGTAATGGTAATATTCAATTATCACCAAACGGAACTGGTGTTGTAAGGATAGATGGTTCAAATGGTGTTGATATACAATCTGGTGGTATATCCATTAAAAATAGTGGAGCACAATCATATGTTAGATTTTATTGTGAATCAAGTAATGCACATTATGTACAACTACAAGCACCTGCACATGATGACTTTTCAGGTAATCATATAGTAACACTACCTAATCTAGCATCGACTGTTGCAACTACATCATTGACAGAAACACTTACAAACAAAACACTAACTTCACCAAAGATAAATGAAGATGTTGCAGTTACAGCCACTGCAACAGAAATAAATCTTTTAGATGGTGTTACAGCTACCACAGCGGAGCTTAATATTCTAGATGGGGTTACATCTACTACAGCCGAGCTTAATATCTTAGATGGCGTTACTTCTACAGCATCTGAACTTAATATCTTAGATGGCGTTACAGCAACCACATCAGAGTTAAATATCTTAGATGGTGTGACCTCTACAACGGCAGAACTAAATATTCTTGACGGAGTAACGGCTACAGCATCAGAGCTTAATAT